GAGGATCAGAGCGGCGCCGTCCTCCACGTCCTCCTCTCCACCATAACCGAAGATCAGCTCGTCGAGCGTGTTCTTATCGATGGCCGAGAAGCCGACGTCCGTGGCCGGATCGATCGCACCCTTGGTGGGCGTGGCGGCGGCGTAAGTCGAGGCGAAAATACCGGTCAGCTTGTTGGCGGCCCCCGTGCCGATCAGGATCTGACGGGTGAGGCGCTTCCGCAGGGCGATGCGAACGCCCGCGACCACCTCGGAATCGTAGTCGACATCCGGGAGCTTGAGGACACCCTCATCCTCCTCGCTGTAGGCCGTGATCTTGGCCTTGGCCAGCGCCGAGGCGCCGAACGTCGTGTCGGTGGCAGTGTAGTCGGCATCATCCGCCGTCTCGGCGCCTTCACCGTAGCCCTTCACATAGGACTTCTCGAAGGACTCGCCACCCAAACGCGGGAACAGCCGGACACGGTCGACCAGTCCGGAAACCTGGTTGAAGGTGGGCTCCAGCTCGGCCGAGGACCGCTTCGGAACGATGATGCCCTCCGACGTAAGCTGGACCGCGTTCATCGCCTTGAGGGTCTTGCCGCGAGAGGCGGACGGCACCCAGATTCCCAGACGGGAGCCGAAGGCAGCATCGACGCCAGTCTTGTCGACAACCTGCCCGCCAGCAGACTGACCGTCGTCGCCGCCGATCTGCCGGCCGGACAGGTCGGTGAGCTGGTCGCGCATCGCCCGGGCGTTGGCCCGCGTTTTGACTTCGTCGTCGTAGCTCTTGTCGAGCGCCTCGATCTCGGCCTTCTTGGACTCGAACTTCTCCCGGTTACCCTCGCTCACATACGCCTCGGCCTCGGTGACCAGGGCCTTCCGCTTCTCGACATATTCCTGCCTATTCACGCTCGGCTACCTCCTTCAATTTGATCAGATCCAGCTGCATGCCCATCGGTGCCCCGGGTGCCGGAACCGGCCCCCGAATTCTTGCCGCGACATCAAGAAACCGCCTCATCGAGGCGGTCGCGCTGTTTTGGATGGCCATACGGCTGAACATCATGCTGTTTTGCACCGGTTCGCCACCGGCGTCACCCGCATACAGGACCCCATCGGCAAACCCAAGTTCGACGGCCTTGTGGGCCCCCATCCAGGTTTCGTCATCCATAAGCTTCCACAGTTCATCACGCGCCAGGCCGGTCTTGGCCTCGTACGCGTTGATGATCGCCGACTTGACCTGGTCGAGTACCTCGGCGTAGCGGCGAAACTCGTTCGCATCACCGCCTGCACTGAACCAAGGGTTGTGGATCATCATCATGGAGACGGGCCCCATGAGCACCTCATCACCGGCCATGGCAATGATGCTGCCGGCCGACAGCGCCTTGCCATCGATCTTGACGATGACCTTCCCGTCGTGCTCCTTCAGGGCGTTGTAAATGCCGGATGCTGCCCAGACGTTGCCGCCGCGGCTGTTAATCCAGACCGTGATCTCCTTGCCCTTGTGCTCCTTCAGGGATTGGCGGAACGCGTTAGGGCTGGCGCACGATTCCCCGAACCACTCGTAAATCCACACATCGTTATCATCGACGATATCACCGTCGATGCGGAGCTCGACCTTCTCCTCCGATGCATTCTTGAAGTTCCAAAACCGTTTCACCGTCACTCACCCCCTTCATTCCTTGCCAACCTCGGCCGTATCCAGGCGCCGGACTGGTTTTTCGCCACCTTCAATCGGCGGCAGGTTGAGGACGCGCCGCCATTCGTTTGGCACCATAGCTCCGCGGTCCACCATCTGGCGAAGCTCCAGCTTTGTCTTCATGCTCGCATACGACAGATCGGTCGCACCGAAGACGATTCGGTTGCCAAAGCCGCGCTCCCGACGGGTAAACAGCTTGCGGGTAAACTCCTCGCTCATCTGCTGAGCCAGGGGTTCGATTTCGGCCTCGTAATAGGCGATCCAGTCGTCTTCTGTGAACTTGGCCTGAACGATCTTTTCGTTGGTGCCGAAAAAGGCATGGATGCGGTCGATCGCCTTTTGCTGGTGTGGTGACGACGGCACGTACTCGGCATGCTTCACCGGTTCCAGGTCATAGCGAGCCGGGTCAGAGGCTGCAACGCCGGTCTCGTTTTCCAGCGACAGAAACTGCTCGCTGAACTCTTTGACCTGCTGTTTCTTGTCCTCCGGCTTCAAATTGACCTTGAACTTCATCATCCACCGAATGACCGATGAGCGTTTGACCGCCTGCACGATACTCTGGTCCGATGCCGATATGACATCGAGCATGGACTTCAAGGAATCAGCCTTCGACGATCCGAACAGGTCGTTATCGTTGTAGTCATCCCGCAGGTGGATGACGTCGGCATAGGGCAGTTCTAGCGGTTTGCTGGCACCGGCCAGTTGAAACCGGACGTACAGCATCCCGTCGTCTTTACGGACTGCCTCAGCGCTCGTGGCACGCAGCGGGTAGATCTGCACCGGGTACCCGTCCTGGTCCCGGTAGATGCGAGCAAACGCGTTGTTGTTGACTGCCAGGAGCGTCGCCATTCGCTCGCGGAACAATTGGCCGCCCGAATAGGGATTGGGATCCTCGAGCAGGACCCGCATGTATGGTTCCGGGTTGACCTTGAGGCCACTGGCGTCCTCGCGGACATGCATGGCCATCAGCTTCCCGATCGCCTTCACCTTGGGCCTGATTGCCGCTCGGACGATGTCGCTCTTGTAGATCGACCCATCCCACGCCCTGAAAGCCTCGCCCCATTCGGTGATCAGTTTCACCTGCATCGGCGGCTCACGATATCGACTAAATACCTGCTGCCACCATCGCAAACTCTCACCTCCTCGACATCAAGGCTGATAGAGGTCAAAATCGTCCTGGACCTTCTTGTAGGCCACATAGGCCATCAGGTAGGACGAATACCCGTCGATACGTGCCCTGGACGCCCGCTTGTCGGGCATGATGTTGACATTCTCATCAATCTTGGCCGCCGTGTTGGTCACACACCAACGGAACAGGCCGTTATGGCGGCTGAACACCATCTTGCAGTCGCTAAACAGCACCCGGGTCTCTTTCATGGGTTCGGACAAGGTCTTTGCCCCTTGAGCAACTTCGAACACAACCCCAACCCCGTCTTTACCCTCCCGGGGGAACCCGGCCAGCTCCATGTCCTCGATGAAGTCAGCCAGATGCCATCGGTCCGCTCCGATTTTCCAGAACGTGACGCCATACTCCCGTACCAGCATGGCAAACCACTCCGCCACATCTGTACGGCTCACGAAGCTGCCCTCGCAGATGTGCAATAGGCCATCGTGTAGCGGATCTGCCGCACCGGTGCTAACGAAGCTTTCGTAGGCCATCCGGTCCCGCTTGGCACTCTGCTCGATCCGATTCCTGGCGATGAAGTAGCGCTGGAACAGATGCAACTTACCTTCCAGTGGCACGATAGCCGATGCACAGCACAGGTCTGTCGTCTCCGAGAGGTCCACACCACCAACGGCATACCGGTTTCTGAGCAACTCGACGGACATATCGGCAGCGCATGGATCGACCATGTGCAGATCGAAATAGGCCACACTAGTACCGGACGCCCGGTTAAAGTGTTTGGCCAGGACGCTGGGCATCTGAGCGGGATCCTGCTGAGCCTTTTGATACTCTGCTTCGAGGTACCGCATCGTGGGCCGCGCCTCGGGGATGCCGGGATTCGCCTTGATCCAGCAGGAGCGGTCTTCAGGCTTGTCCGTCTTGTCAATGCGGAAAATCATCGGGAATACCCGCTCGTCACTTTTGCCGGCGAGCCGATCCTCGCACCGTTTGAGCACGGCGTCGAAAATCCCCTCTCGCACAAACCCGAAGGTCGATATGATCACGCCCAGGGGTTGGGTGCGCGCCCCGGTGGCGCTTGAGAACACGTCATAGGTATTGCGGTCCTTCAGGGCATGGCATTCGTCGATCACGTAACAGTGCGGCGACAAGCCGTCCTGGTTCTCGCTGTTTTTTCCGCCTGCTTTCATGTAGCTGCTGGTGGCCGGGAACAGCACCATTTCACTGTTGTCACGGTCGCGCTTCGTTCGCCAGTGCCGTCGTTGATCGTCCGGCGGCGTTATGTCCGTGCTCGAAGCCAGCAGCGCTTTGACGTTGTCGTACACGATGGATGCCTGTGTCTTCACCGTGGCCAGGCACCACACCTGGGCGCCACTTTCGCCATCCATCATCAACATGAATGCGGCGATGGCCGAAATAAACAGGGACTTGCCCCACTTTCGCGCCACAAACAAAACCAGTTCGGTGAAATACCGAACCGTCATGCCAAGCTCAGGGTCATGTGTTTTGATTCCGAACACACAGGCGACGATATAACGCTGTTCGATGGACAGCTCCAAGGGCTGGCCAGCCCAGCGTCCGTCCTTATGACGGAACAGACGGCAGAAGTCGATAAAGAACTGGACGTCGGAGTCGTCATACCAGACGTCGTCCCGGGCCAGCAGCAGCTCAATCATCCGCTTGAGCTGCTTGATGTCTGAGCAGTGCTTCTCCGGCTCCCGCTCAACGTAATCATGCCAGGCGCGTATGTGCTCCGGGAGCATAGCGGTGGATCTATTTGGCACGCGGCATCCGACCTTCGGCCCTACTCCGAATCAGGTTCTGGAGGGCATCAGACGGAGCAGGCTTGTTCACAGGCGGCTTGCCGCCTTGCGGCACCAGGTCGTCGATCTGCCGGGAAACGGTAGTGTAACTTTTGACAAGCTTGTCATACTGTTGGGCGGCTGCCCGAATCCGCGTGATGGACGGCGAGTCCTCACTCGGCTGATATAGCTCGGTGGTGCCGTTTGCGTTGATGTCGGCCTCCAAGTCCTCAAGTTCGACACGGAGGAAAGCAGCGCGTTCCACCAGGCCCTGGGCCAACTGCCGTCTTTCTTCCGGCACATTCTTCAGATGCCGGCGAAGTCGGCTGACTTCTCGCTTGATCCGCGCATCTCGCGGCAATTCGATGGAATTTTTCACAAATATCACCCCTTTCGCGAGGCCCCCCCTATGTGCGAAGACCCGCGAGTAAATTGGAACCTTCCTGCTCGGTCAGGAGGGCTTTCCCTCCCCTCTCGCGACCGGGGGGGCGCCCATATTTGCAATACCAGTGAATTATATCTTACTTAAATAGCTGTAACGTTCACCGACCACCTTCCGGCCGGCGTGCGCTTACCGGTGCCACGAACTGGTTGAGCCCTGTGTCTATTACGCGCCCATGCTTGGTGTCGTGGCACGGTTTGCACAGGTATTGGAGGTTTTCAGGGTTGTAGGCAATATCCCAGTCCTGCCAGTTTTCCTCTGTCAACTCGATGATGTGGTCAATCTCCAGACCAGGTTCGACGCGTCCCTGTTTGAGGCACGCCTCGCACAATCCTCCGCTACGCATAATGACAACCTGTCTAGCCCGTTGCCATTCAGCTCTTCTGTACACCTGCGGAAACCTGGCCACGATTTCACCACCGATACCTGGGATAGAACATGGCGAAAGGCGCCTGGCCGGGTGGCTGACAGGCGCCTTTCTATTGCGAGGGTATAGGTTTCACCGGTCAAAGGCAGCTGCTACACACGTCTCGCAACTATACTACGATCGTAGCACCGGTTTCAAACTTCGTCAATCTCCCCATACCAATCCAGGTAAATCATGGCCGGTAAGATCCGGACCGTGGCTGCCACATCACCATATCTAAGCCCGAGCTGGCGGGCGATCCCCCGTGCTGTCATCTTGCCGCCGGTAATGTAGTGCTCTGCCATCCACCGTTCTGCTGGCCGTAGATGCTGCAGCCAGACATCAACGATACGGCAGCGCTCGGAGAGATCAGCCTGATAAAGGGCTACAGACTCTGTTGGGCGTCCTGCCCGGTTGCTTCGCACCGAAGTTCCACCTGGGTCAACCTTGTAAAGTCCACCGGCTTCGATAGCCTCAGTCCATTCCTGGTACGACTCCAACCAGAGCTTCAGCTCACCGATACTCTTGGGCCTCGGACCAGGAAGTTTCATGCTGACGGCCCCCTGTCGAAGAGTCTGTTTCCACTGCTGTTACCACTTTTGTTTCCACTGAAAACCCTTGTGCCACAAGGATGTTTCCGCGTTTCCACGATTTTGAGAGGATACCCTTACATTGCGTTTTCATCGCACTTTCGTTAGTGAAAGCCTTTGTGAAATGCGCCTTTGCATATGTAGGGGTATATTCTAGTGGTAACAGTGGAAACAATGGAAACATAACTATATACTCTTACTCTCACAAGGCTTTACAGTGTTACCGGTCTGTTTCCGCTACGTTTCCGCAGTGGCAGTCGGCGGGCGCCAGATGGGCAGCGGAATCATGATCATCCGGCTGGTGTCGTCACGCACACGGACCATGAACGTCGACCGGCCGGACTGGGTCTTGATCCACTCACGATCCCGCCACTGCCGCACCACCGCATCGTAGCTGAAGCCCTGGTCGACCAGGAACTTTTTCAACTCATGGGGATAGAGGGCGACGAACCTGGGGTCGTCGTACTCTGCATCCCGCCACACGCCGAGGTAACGGGACGGCGGACGCAGGCTGTCATCCTTGCCATAGAACTGGGTGATATTCGCCTGGGCCCAGGCCCGCACCGCGTCCAGCGCCCTGGTCGCGTAGTCGCCCTCCTCCAGCTCGCCGGCGACTTCCCGCATGATCGACATCACGGCTGCTTCGGGGTCGCCCGGGATCTCCAACACCTGATGCACCAGGTCGCCGGCTACCCACACCAGGGCCACATAGCGGCTCAGGCGGTCGGCGACGTTGCCGGGGAATCGGGTGGCCAGCTGCTGCACACGGGCAAGGTAGAGCTCAAGGAGCTGGTCCCACTGGCCGGCCTGGCGCAGCCGGATCAGCTCATTCACTACCTGGTAGGCGCCATGTCCATAGTGCCGGGCCAGCGTCGCCTTGACTTCCCGGACCAGCTCACCCCGGGGCGCATCACCAAACGGGCTGCCCCACAGGGTGAGCACACGGGCCCGGGCCCCGCCGAACTCGGTGTTGCTGGTGAGCGGCTGCTCGCCCGTGGAGAAGCA